TCCATTTTCTCCAATAACATCTCCAGCAGCATCACCGGCAGAAGTTATATTAACATCTCCGCCTTGACCAAGATCAATATATATTGATGTTACAATTTCAGAGTTAAAACTACCAATCTGTACTTGACCAAGTTCAGCTCCATTAATACCAGCGCCAGGCTGCGTTACAGTTTCTTGGTATACAGAAGTGAATTTACCATATACTTTTGCTCTTGTAGTGACATCAGTACCAATCACTGTCTCATTACTTGCACCAACAGAAGAAGCCACAGCGTTGTAACCTATTATAATATTGTTATCACCAGTAGTTATAGCATCTCCTGCTAAACCACCTATTATTGTATTTTGAACACCATCAGTTATTTGATTTCCGGCTTCAAACCCTAAAGCAGTATTATAACCGTTGCCATCACCATCTTGAGAAAGCAAAGTACCAAAACCTACAGCAACGTTTCTTCCTTCAGTACCGTTAGCTGCAGTTAAAGCGTTATAACCTATAGCTACATTTTCACTACCAGTAGTAAGAGCATCTCCAGCTAAATTTCCTATTAAAGTATTTTGAATACCCGTTGTTAATTTCGCGCCGGAATTAGCACCTAACAGAGTATTATTAGTACCTGTTGTCACATCATTACCAGAATTATAACCTACAGCAGTGTTATTACTATCTACACCACCAGTAAAAGTTAGAGTTAAACTGCTAACAGTACCACTACCTGTTGCATTAACTGCATCCCCAGCAGCATTAACCATTTCAAAAGTTGAATTTGGACTACCAGCTGAAACAACACCTACAAAAGTGTTGTCTGGAATTTGGTCAGTACCAGCTGTAACATCAACTTTTTGACCTGTAACCACTCTAGATTCTGCAGGAAATGTTACTGTAGCATCTCCAGCTGTTGTTGACGCAGAGTTTCGTGTAAACTCTGGCGCTTGAACAGCTAAAGCTTTAGATCCTATAGCTGTAGATTTAGAACCAGCGTTTACAGCTGATAAAGATCCATAACCTAAAACTACATTATCACTACCAAGAGAGATTGCATCCCCAGCATCGCCTCCAATTAAAGTATTTTGAACACCTGTTGTTACTGCAGTACCAGCTTGGTGTCCTACAGCTACGTTTTTATTTGCAGCACCTGAATTTTGAAGTCTTAGAGCTTGATAACCTACAGCAGTACTACCACCGTGATCATCTTCAGTAAAGAGTGCTTCAAAACCAACACCAGTGCTATTACCACCTGTTGTATTTCCTGCACCAGCCCAACCACCAACATACACATTAGCTGTAGCACTTGTACTAGCTCTACCAGCAGCATAACCTAAAGCAACATTAGCATCACCCACTAAATTACCAACACCCATAGCCGCGCTACCTAATGAAGTATTAAACTCACCGGTTGTTGAAGCGGATTGAGAGTTTGCTCCTACTGCTGTATTATTTCCATTACCATCACCATCT